GTACGAAAACTAGAACCCGATTGGTTAGCTAAAACATAATCGTGAGTCGCCATTTTTTACTATGTCGCCTTAATATGCTTTCAGTTTAGACAGTCATAGCAAGATTAGTATTTTTAAGCGCCCTCGGCTCCATAACCGTTTGCCTGATATGAAAAACTCTTATCTAAGCTAGACCCGCTTGAATTTTTAAAATGAACTGTAAAACCTGTTCTTGTCTCATTACTGATTTCGTAATAGTCACCCGTTGCAAGATCTTGGGCCGTGATGCCTAGTTTTGGTGTTTGATAAAAAGCTTTTGGATATAAAACATTTTTAGCCCCTGCCCCTGCCCCTGCATCTAAAGCCGCGCTTTCTGTCCTGTTCTCAAATTGCAGCGTATAACCTAATTCATCAACAATAGGGGTTTGGTCAACTGTTGTACTAGATAAATCAACCTTAAATTGAAAAACGCGCCCGGTATATCTGCCCGATTCCATCGGAGTCCATACCCCGAAAACTTGCGAGTCCTCTTGTAATACGTCGTCGCCATCTTCTAAAAGAATTTTGTCTGAATCTTCAGTAATTAAATCGTCGATACTTGGCGCGGTATTACTTTTTCTAAAATAAAGATTTGCAGTTGTTTCATCTGCTAACGCTCCATCAAAATCACTCCATTTATCTATATTTGTTGCTCGATCATCAATCGTATCGTTTGGAAGTAGTCCCCTTGTTGTTAATTTCCTTTTAAAAATTACTGTAAATATTCCGCCTAAATCAACGACATTATTAAAATAATAAGTTCCCGAAGTATGAAGCGTACCAAGAAAATCAATAGAACCCCAATCGTCAATATTTCCTGTTTGTTCATCCCAATAGCTAGAACCAGCAAGCGTTAAGGCGTCAAATTCATTTGAATATTGAACATTATATTTTTGACCTTGAAATGGTGGGGTGTCACTATCTTCTCTTCTAACTGTTTGGTTTAATCTAGGTAACGCATCAGGTAAATCTATTATTGCGCTTTGTTCATTAGTACTTTTATTTCCAAGCTTATCTTTAAACTTAACCATATATTCACCCTCTAATAAATCTAAAACAACTGAGTTAGTATTTGATTGAACTTCTCTTAATAGTGTTGAATCTGCCCACGTCCCAGTGCCATCAGTTTTATTTGAATGGCGAATAATTGATATTAAATCTGAACTATTACCGCCCCATGTTGTTGGGATTGACCATCTAAATGTGACCTCATCTTTACTAGAAGCCTGAACGCTTACATTAACAGGATCAGGAGGCAAAAGAACAGGGGTTGGATCATCACCTCCGCCACCTGAGCCCGGAGAAGGGACAGTAATTGTTTGAGATGTCCAAGGCGATGTTTTACGAACTGGGGCAGGCCCAACGGCCCTAACTTCAAAAGTTAATTGTGTACCTGATGCCAAACTATCTACATCAAAAATTGTATTAGTCGTTGAAGTTGTTGTATAACTACCGCCGCCTATTTTGTATCGAATATCAAAAAGAATACTTGAGCCGTTTGTTCCTCTTGTCCAGTTCCATGTAATGCGGTTAATTGTGTTGTTGTTAATTCTGACTTCAGAAAATGCCCAACCTAAACCAGTAATTGCCGTTGGATTATCATCGAATGTTGTTACGTCTTCATATTCAAGAGCTGTTCCACTATCAGCAGTTGAATAAATCGAATCATTAAACTCGGTTCCTGTTATTGAATATGTTCCATCTTTATTGTCATCAACAGAAAGACACCTAAATTTTTGTTCAACAAAAGCAGTAGAACGAATCGACCAAACGCTTTGAGCTTGAGGCGCGGCTGAAAAAGGCGTTAGAAGTGTATAAACATTACCGTTTCTTTTCCATATATAATTTGTTTCAGTATCTCCATCAGGCATTACGCAAGTTAATTGAGGATTCACAAAATCAGCATCCGTTGACCAATAACTTTGATCGACTGTTATTTCTGTAGTAGAAGCCGAAGTGACACGACCCGAAGCTCTAGCGCCTTGTTTCATTTCATCAGCAACCGCGAAAACTTGCCCCGGAAAAACTGCAACACCCTCCAAACCAGTTGAAAAACTTATAACGGCTTGATCTAATTCCTCTGCCGCCATCATCCAACGACCTAACCTTTGCGCTTGATATTTTGAAGTACACCCAAAAGCAACAATCTCTTTCGTTTGATACCCGTACTTAGTGATTAAGTCGTAATCTTCAACAACAACAAAATTAGGTTTATAGAAATTATCTGGATCGTTATATCGAACACGTATCGAAGTACTTCTAGTTTTTAACGATGAACCCGCGTAATTAAATAAACCATCAGTAACATTTGAATTGTTATAAAGATGAACGGGTGAGACGTCGGAACCGTCTAGATTTCCATGATCTCCCGTGACTTGTATTGTATTACTTGCCCAATAGGTCATACCCCTAAAGGTGCTTGCTAAATCTCTTACAACTGAATAAGCGTCTGCCCTGTCTCCAATAACTGTATTAATTGCAAATCTTGGCTCTTGTGTTCCGTCTGGGGTCGTAATTAATTGATTTGCATATTGCGCCAACGGATATAGATCAACCCAATTTAAAGAAGACGAGGCAATAAAATCACCGGCCCCCCAAACTTTATTTGTAAGCATTGCATAAAAAATGCAAACAGGGCACGTTGTCCACCGAGTTACTAAAGACCCGTTAAAAGCTAAACCAGAAATAAATTCAAGACTTCCATCATCTCTTACTCTTGTATTATGTGGAACCTCAACTTTTACCCCGCGTATTAAATAGGCTCTAGTTGGAATAGATGTAAATTGCTTAGTTGAAAGACTTAAACCAACACAAGCCGTATAAGGGTAGGCACTTCTTAATTCTTGTTTTTCTATAATGCTTGTCCAAAAAACTCGATTCCCTCTACTTGCTGCTAATGGTGTTGTTGCTGAGACCTCGTCAAAATCTGTATAACTAATTTCAAAATCCCTGTCATCGCTAGTTAACTTTAAAACTTTTATATTCCACGGGCCAACTCCGGGTAATTGAATCTTCGGCGTTTTAACTTGATAATCAGTTGTACTAATTCCCGTTATGTCTCTTGTATAAAGTGTTTGATAACTTCCCCCTTGCGGTTGCACTTGTACCCATAAATGAACGGTTGCATTAAATAACTGACCTTTTGCTAAGCCCTCTTGCGCTGTTGAAAATAACGCAGGAATAGAAAATAAAATATGGAACGAATCAACATCTGTATCTGTTATCTGTCTTACAACTTTACCGCCCCCATAATCTCTAGATGTAACCTCATTAGAAGAATTAAGTGTTTCACTATAATTTGATCCGACTTCCGCGTTTACCGTTGTGACTGTTGCAGTGCCATCGTCTAGATAACCGCTTAATCTTGATTGCGTCGCGCCTCCTAGCCTGAAATCCCAACTAACAGAATCAGTATCAAAATTTCTTGTTCCGTCACTTGCTTTTATTGGTGTTTCATCTAAATAAATCCCTTTTTCAGAATTGACTATTCCGTCAATTGTACCCTCACAAAGAAGATCAATTATCTTAATAGTGGAAGTAGAATTTAAGCCCATTTAGTTAAACCTCAAGGATTGACAAAGTAATAACCAACTTGAAGAACTTCTAAAGTATTAATATTTAAGTTAGCGCTATAATCAACAGGCTCAACAAATACTAAATAATCGTCTTGATACTCAATCTTTCCATAAGTGAACCAATGCACCCACGAATAAGACTGTGAACCTGACATTAAACCCTGCGCTGTTACTTGTATCGTTGCAACATCTGGCGTGCTGCTTAAATTTGTATTTTCTACAATAATTTTAAACGTTACAAATCCATCAACTTTTGTACTGCCTGCCCCTGCAATTTCGTCATATAATCCATTATTTAACCTAAAAGCAATTTGAAATCTTGCGACATCAGTTGCACCGCTAAATTCACCCGGTATATTTCCGCCTACTACTTGTTGCCTTGTATTACTTGTTAAATTTAATTGATGAGGCGCTGCTAAATATTTTGTTGTTGAACCTCCAATTATGGAATTTACATCAGAAGCACTTAACGATCTTGATTTAATACCAGACGTTTCTTTAAAAACAGAATCTAACTTTTCGCCTTGAATCCTCATCGTATCGGGTGAAGGCGTTTTTATCCATTGAGTTAATGGGTCTGATTCGTCTGTTACTTGCATATCTGCGCTTACGATATGACTTCCTATTAAAGCTTTACCAAAAACCACGGGGATTGTTGCACCAGCTCCAACGCTATTAATTGCGCCTCGATATGCATAACTTTGGCGACCATCTGAACCTCTAACAATCGAACCCGGCCCCCGATCTGTTGACGTTGCTCCGGGTGTAAATTGTGGCGCCTCTTGCGGTTGAGGTGACAACATTTGACTAATACCGCCAAGAGTTAACGCGATTCCAATATTTCCACCGATTGCAATAGCCGCAGTTAAGGCACCTGAACCAGCACCCGCAGCAAAGCCAGTTACTCCCAACGAAACGCCACCTGTATAAACAGCCAAACCAATCAAAGCAACGCCAGTTATTATCCTTACAAATGGACTATCGCCACTACCGGCAATGACGGGCGCAATAATTAAATCCTTACTGCCAAAGGGCAGCAACATATCTTCTAACT